CCTTTGATAAACTGCGAAATGCCACTTAAAACGGTTTTTACGTTGTCAATCAATGGTTTTATTGCCTGCACAAATTCTTCCACAAGTCTTTTTGCTGCGCTTATGGCTATATCCCATGCCGCCGTTACCGTATCAAACGCCGCCGCTATTTTGTTCATGGTATTTTCTGGCAGAAAATTGGAAAAGGCAGTAAGAACAAAATTCTTAACTGCGTTTATCCTGCCTTTAAATATGTTCCCTATGGTGTCCAATATGCCGCTACATGCTGTTTTAAACCCACCTAAAGCCGTTTCCATATCTCCGGTGAAAACGCCCTTAAAAAACGTTCCTACACCGCTTAAAGCAGTTTTGAAACTTTCAAATATCTTCTTGGCATCTTCCACCATGCCGCCTATGCTTGCTTTTACCCCTTCGGCAACTGCTGTAATTACTGGCAGTGCCTTATCAAATGCCTTTATTAATCCTTCTGCAATATCAGCCGGAAATATATTTTTCAGGCTATCCTTAAAGCCATCTGCGGCACTATTCCAATTCCCCATGAATCCACCGGCGAAAAAATCCAGCAAGGCACTGAATACTTTTAACCCCTTGTCTATGGCTGTTGTTATTCCGTTAAATGCGCCTGCCGCTACACCTGCAATAGCTTGGAACCCCTCGTTTATTTCCGGTACGCCTTCCCCTATACTTCCGGCAAAATCCTTTTTAAATGCGGCTGCTATGCTTTTGCAAAATCCAGTTATTTTCCCGACAATTTCACCTACCACATTACTGATTGAGGTAAATTTATTTTTAAATCCTTCCACGGAAAAACCTGCTTTTTCAAATGCGTTTTTGAACCATTCGCCCACACTGGAAAGAAACGCTTTTACTTTATCCCAATTTTTTATTATCAAAACTGCCGCTACTGCAATCGCTACCAATACGCCTATTACAATACCCGCAGGACTTGTCAGCATTCCCACGATGCCCCCAAAATTTGCGATCGTTTTTGTAATTGTTCCAAACGTTTTAACCGCCGCTCCTACTGTTGTAACCACTTTCCCAAAAATCATGATAGCCGGACCCACCGCCGCCGCTATGCCTGCCCATTTCATGATGTTGTTCACCTGTGCATCGCTCAAATTGTTTATGTACTCTGCTGCTGTTTGAAACCATGAAACCGCTTTTTTGATATACGGCAATAATTTATCACCTATGGTTATCGCTATGCCTTCGATTGCGGATTTTAAGATCACGATCTGACCGTTCAAATTGTCGTTCATGATTGCCGCCATTTCCTCGGCGGCTCCTGCTGAATTTATAATTGCACCGTTTAGTTTTTCAATGTCTGCCGGTGCTGCGTTCATAATTGCAAGAAATCCGCTCATTCCTGTTTTTCCTGCGAGCATTTCCGCATTTGCCGCCCGTTCACTTTCTGACATATGTGAAAACGCCGTCCTGCAGTCCTTGATAATATCATTAAACGCCCTCATGCTACCATCGGCGTTAGTTGTTTCCACTTTCATTTTGCCGAAACTTTTACCTGCAAATTCGACCGTCCCCTGCAGACCGGTCATAATTTTCCGCATGGCTGTACCGGCGTTGGATGCCTTAATACCGGCGTTCGCCATGTAGCCGATATTTTCGGCGGTGTCCTCCATTGAGTAACCTAATGCACCTGCTATTGGTGCGCAATACTTGAATGTTTCGCCCATCATAGCAACGTTTGTATTGCTGTTTGACGATGCAGCCGCCAAAATATCCGCAAGGGTTCCGCTGTCTTTCGCCGTTTTTCCAAACGCTGTTAATGCATCGGTTACAATATCGCTTGTCAAGGCTAAATCTTCCCCCGATGCCGCTGCAAGGTTCATAATGCCTTCTATGCCGCCTAACATCTCCTCGGTTTTCCAACCTGCCATAGCCATATAATTCATAGCCTCGGCACTTTCACTTGCTGAAAACTTTGTCTTAGCTCCCATCTCCTTGGCTTTTTCCGTTAACGCCTTGAAATCATCACCGGTTGCGCCGGAAACGGCGGCAACCTTTGACATTGCGCTTTCAAAGTCTGCCGCCGTTTTTACTGCTGCCGCCGCAACTCCGACTATGGGTAGTGTAACAGATTTGGTAAGGGCGGATCCGGCTGCTGTAATCGTCTTTCCTGCTTTTTGAATATCCTTACCGGTTTTGATTGCCTCATTTCCCATTTTTTTCATGCTATCGCATACTGCTTTTGATGGTTTCGTAAATCCATCTATAAACTGTATTGCCGTACTAATAACCCTTCCCACTCTATTCACCTCCCATTATTTTTTTTATCTGCTCGTTTATCTCGTCCTTATCCTGCATTTCCTGCCGCATGTATGCCCTTGCTATCCTCTTTTGACCTTCCGGCAGGCTCATGTACTCAAACGGTTTCCAATTTTTAAAGCGGTAGTGCAGGTAATCCATGTTTACATCCCTATCGCTTTTGATTAGTTTTTTACTTGTTTATCCGTTTCCTCTTCTGTTTCAAATCCGCTTAGATCCCTTATTTTGATTGCAATATTGTTAATTTCCCCTTTGAAAATTTTCTTTGCTGCGTCTGCCGGTGTTGCTACTCCTAAATGCTTTAATAGCGCCTCGTCTTTTAAGTCTGGTTCAATGATTCCGGAGGCTGCAATCTTTGCATTTGTGCTAAACGCCCTGCCATAATCCGGTTCCCCATCCTCGTTTAAACCGCTTGCGGACAGTGCGCCGAATAAATCGCCGTCTACTGCCTGTATTTTTACAGTTGCATCTTCCCCCAGAAGTTTTGATAATGCTTTGCTTTTCAACTCTTTTGTTTCAATTTTGTCAAACTCTTTCTTGTCAACCGCCATTAATTTCTCTACTAAATTCATGTTTTCATCTCCTTTTCTGCATTAAAAAAGAGGCTACAATCCTCAGCCCCTTTTTGTTATCAGTTATTATTTAATTGTCTGCATCGGCTCCCAATCGCCAAAGGTAAAGCCGTAGCTTTCTTCACAAGTTTTACCTGCCTCCCAATCTGCAAGAATCATTTTGTCAAGCACACAACTATAATATGCTACCCTCTCCGACCCTACGGCATCCGGATCGCTCACATTTGATATGATAGTATGTGTTGGTGTCTTTCCCGCCTTTACTGCTGCGCTTACTTTATTCATAACAAATGAATTGATATGATGCAGCTTTATTTCTCCTTTGGGTTCCAATCCGGTTATCTTCTGACCATCAATAAGGTTTTGGCACTGTGTAATAGCTGTTTTCTTAAATGTCACTTCGGTTTTACATGCTGTAACCTGTGCCAGATACTCGCCGTCAAACCAAACCTCCCCCCATGTTCCGTTAATAACCTGTTCTGGTCTGAATCCCTTCGCCATAGTAATTACCTCCTCTTAAATATAAATTGGCATCGTGATATCTTCGATTGCATCCAGTATCTTTACATTTCCTGTTAAAAATACACTTGCGCCGGTGTCTGCTGTTGCAATTTCTTCATCGCTGCACTCGTCAACGTCTTTCACGGTATCATCATCAAGTGTCGCCTGTAATCCTTTGCTCTTTAAATAGATTCTGATTGCCTCCGCATCCAGTCCAACCGAATAGCTACTTACAATATCATCTTTCTTTAGCTGCGCAAAATAAGCACTGATTGCCGAAATTAACAGGCATTTATTTGCATATGTATTTGCATACTTGCCTAAATAGCTGTCCTGTGCTGTTTTTACAATATCATCGTTGATCATGTCCATAGCCTCAACGATCTTGATTTTCTTGAAACTATCCCCTTTTCCGTCTATGGTGGTAACAAAACTATTAACGCCCCTTACCACTTTCACCTTCTCACCATCATAAAAAATAATAAATTCCCCATCATCTACTGGCGTGTCAATATCATTCAGCCTTGTACAATCGGATAATTCCCACAACGGCGCATAAGTGCAGGATATGTTCATTGGTGTACCGGCAACTAATCCGGCAATCCTTGAACAATACTGTTCGGCGGTATAAATCGTATCAACCGTTACTATGGTTCCATCCTCGTTTGTTACACTCTCCGTTTTTACGCTCTTGTCTGTGGTAAAATTGATAACACCTTCATTGTCAGCCTTAACGCTTGGCAATACTGCCTTAATTTTCTTTTTCCGGTTCTGCCGCATGGATTTTACCCATGTTGCAATATCCTGTGTTTTTCCATCTGTCTGTACCGTAGGAATTGCCATATAGTCGAATTTGATTGTTTCCAATGCGTCCAGTGCTTTTTTATATCCTTCCTCAACATCTGTTTCGCTTTCTATTCCCATGCAATAAACAAGTACCTTCTTTGGTGCGTTTACATAGCCGATCATGGCTAATTTAATCTGCTCTACCGTTGCGTCACTCAAACCGCTTGGTATATCGCTTTCCAATATCACCGTTACCGGATTTCCCACCGGTGCCTCCAGCGTGTCCTTTACTAACAACATTACAATACCTCTTTCGCCTCTTGTAATGGCAGTAATCGCTTTTTCGATAAAGCTAATGTTAATACTTGGTGCGCCCATTCTTTTTCCTCTCTTTCCTTTTTATAAACCCGATATTATTTCTTTCACGGTCTTTCTATCCCTTCGTGATATTTATAACTGCCTCGGTTGCTATTTCGTGCGTATCTTCTTTTTGCGTGTTCTCTTTGTAGTCAATGTCAATACTGATTTGCAGAATGTCGGAATATTCACCGATATAGTCATGTGAAAATTCCCCTACGGTCAACCGCCGGTTTCCAATAATAAAAATCAGTCCGAAAAGGTCTTTTATCTCGTCAACCTTTTCCAACTGATCTAATTCGTTCTTAACATTTTGAAAGTACGTTAATTTTACCGTGAATCCGCCGCCTGCATAGTTCTTTGTTTCTGCCCTGCTGCCTTTGTCAATAATCTCCGTAAAGAACGCCGGTGTATCATATCCTTCTTTAATTTCCTTTCCGTATACTTTGTAATCGGGGTATCGCTGCCTTAACAGTTGATTGATTGCCTTCTTGATTTCAACATTTTTCAAGTTAAATCACGCTCCTTTAAAATGTCGTCTATCATTTCTTGAAAGCGTTCTGGCACTATGTCTTTGTAATCATTCCTTGTTTTTTCCATGATATGCCTGCCCTCTGTAAAGCCAACTGTTTGACCGTTTCTATTAACTTTGTTGTGTCCGTTTTCAATTAAATGAAAATGCGGTGCCGAATTGTAAATTAGTGCTGCCATTCCCATGTTATCATCTACAAGCTTTGACCCCCATTTTTTCTTGATAGCCCACTTCTTTTTATCTTCTTTTCTCTCATGTTTTCCCAGATCTGCATTAGCTCTTTTTTTCGCTGATGCTTTAAATTCTTTTGATAGACCTTTTAGTGTTTCCTTTGCCTGTACCGGACACTTTCGTATCGCTTTCGTTAGATCTTTTTCCAACTCTTCCAATCCGCTTATTTCAAATTCAAATCCTTGCGCCATATTCTTATCACTCCAATTCATTTCTATTTGCCAACTCTTTTTCCAGTGTTTCCGCTACCTCCTCCGCCTCGTCTAATTTCTGCTCGGTTATCTTCTCAATGCACATAATTTCTAACATTTCGTTTTTTTCCCGAACGTTAATTATGGATATTATTTGAAAAAGTCGTTGCTTAAATTTAATCATCATATCCGGTGTAACTTCCGTATGGTATCGTGTCGTAACTTTATAGGTCAGTTCTGGTCTAATGCGCTGCGCCTCTTGGTATTCCCTTCCCCTTAATGGCTCTACGCTCGCCCATACCGTCTTTACAACTGTCAACACCTGCTCTATTTGCAGTATTTCATTTTCTTTGTCCTCATATCTGCAAAAGGTAATTCGCTTGTTTGTTCGTCCTATATCCATTTCGCCACCTACCTGTTTTGTAATTGCAGTAAAAGCGATCTTGTCATGAAGCTAAATTCCTCTCCAACTTCAAACTTACTTGCCTTTGATAATACCGGCGATCGCTGTTCGTACCAATAGGAAACAAGTAACTGCAAATAGATTTTTTCTAACTCGTAGTCTATCAGGTTGCCGTTTTCGTCCTCTGCTGGATACTCTTTCCCCGTTGCGTTTTTCAGATATTCAACTGCCGCTTTTATAAGTGTCTGCAATAACTGATCGTCCTCGTCAATATCAATCCTTGCATATCCTTTTACTTCTTTCAGTGTTATCATTTTGCACCTGCCTTAAAAAGCGGCAGGAATCACCTGCCGCACCTGTTATTTGCTTTTACTCATTTGCCGCTGCCTGCTGCGCCATGAAATCCGCTACAATCTCCGGCTTGTTGTTTGCATCGGTGGTTGTCATGGTGTACCCTAATTGGGTTCCCAATGCCAGAATTTCCGCTTTTGTCATGGCATTAATCTGTGCCTCCGTGTATCCTTCCGGCTGTTCATCAGTTTCAAGCGATGCACCGGTAAGGTCGGTTATGATCAAATGCTCTGCCATGACGATCGCCTCCTCGTCCACGCTCCGAATGTCCAAACGCTCCCTAACTTTAATTCCGGTCTGATCGGTTTTCCACAACTCGCCTGCCACGCTAGAAATATCAATCGTGAGTGTTTCCCTATCAAATATGGTGATCGCCTCTTTCAAGTCACCGCACACAATCGGTACTTTATAGCCGCCTTCTACGGCAACGCTTGGCATGGTCTTATTGCTCACTTTTTTAACCGGATATTTCCCAAATAGAAGCGTACTCATAGGTTTTGTTGGATCCGGCTGCATGATATACCTGCCGTCACCGTCTTTAATTGTGTCAAGCCAGTTATAGCCGTCCTGATTCGTAATCACGCCTGCATTTAGTGCGATTGCCGGATCAAGCAAAATATTAAAGATCCTTTTTAAATCGTCCAATCCTGTTACTGGCACTTCGGAATCTTTTGTAATCTCTCTGATTTTTGCCACAATCATAAAGTTTCTTGTGGCTTTTGCTTTTTTTGCAATCCACTTTTTCAGGTATGCAATTATATTTTCTGCGGTATCGCTCAATAGCTCCTGTGTAACTTTTAAAATGCCACCCTTTTTCTTGACTTTATAGTCAATTTTATCAAATTGCGGCGTGGAAACTTCGGGGAACTCTGCCGCCTCGTCCACATTGTCAAAAGGTGTTTGATCGGCATACCTCTCAATAACCCTGCTGCCGCTTAACGTGCTGACACGCTCCACATTTACCAATGTTTCTAAAGCGTCCTCACTCCTCCTTAACTCTTTAATCTTGGTTCTAAGGTCTTTTGGCACTGTCAAGCCGCCGTCTTCGTCTGAACCCTCATTCATGGAATTAAGGATTTCTTTGTCCTCGTCTGACAGTGTGTGTTTTCCTACACCTGCCCTGATGGCATTTACAAAAGCGTCTGTGACCTTTTTCACTTTATCAACAATCGTTTTTGCGCTGCCGTCTTCGATTTTGTTCTTGATATCGTCCTTTGCGTCCGCCTCTAAATCATAGAGCAGATCGAATTGTGCCTGCAGGTCTTTTAATTCGTCCTTTGCTTTTTTTGCATCCTCAATTTTACCGGCGGTGCAAAGGTTCTTTACTTCCTGCTTTTTGTTCTTGATACTGTCTAACAACTTCTTTAATTCTTCATTCATTGCTTAACTCCTCCTTAATTTGTGCATATAAAAAGGATTTAGATCAAGTCCAAATCCTCTAATATCGCTGCTATTTGGTTTTCTTTTTCATTGTTTTGTGGCTCCGGCTCCTTGCCTCCTGCCTGTTCGCTCACTTTTTTTAGTGAATCGCTTATTCTTTGCGTTAAGATGTCCGCTAACCGGTCTATGTCAATTTCCTGTGCGGTCGGCTCTTTCTTTAAACTCTCCGGCAAATGACTGTACTTGTCATAGTATTCGCTACTACATGCAGCAGCAAGATTCTTTTCAGAAACTTCAATGTCGAAATATTCCTGCCATTCCTCGCCGTTTTTCCATGTTTCGGCGTTAATAAAGTCATTGATCTGTTCTTCCGTCACGCCCTCTTTGGCATGTTTCATATATGTTTTTAATATGATTTTCTGGCAGCCGTCTAGTATTTCAGCCTGTCGCCTCATATCGTCCGCATTTCCCCATGTATAGCTGCTGGGTTTGTGCATCATCAATTGAGCGTTGGCAGGAATAATAACCCTGTCTGCTGCCATGGCAATAACGCCTGCAATACTCGCCGCCAATGCATCCACATGTGCCACTGTTTCCGCATCGTATCTTTCCAAGATATTACAAATAGCAATGCCACCGAATACCGAACCGCCGCCACTGTTTATATAAATGTTTATGACAGAAACATTTTCTAATTGGTTCAGGAAGTCCTGCACGTCTTTAGGTGCTTTATCTTCGGGGTAATATTTTTGCCACTCCCCTAAACTTTCGCTATTTATATCGCCATAGAAGTATAGATCTGCAGATTGCTCTGTTTGGTTCTTGATCTCAATGCTGCCAACTGTCCTTTGTTTGTTGTTTTTATCTTTTTTGCGCAACTCTAAAACTGTTTTAGCCATTTTCTCCTCCTTCCTTCTTTTCCTCTATGCCTATCTGCGCCACCTTGATATAATTGCCATTGCATATCAGTTCATCACCGCCTTCCTTTCTCGGCTTATTCATGTAGGATCTAGCCTCGTTTGGTGTGTATATGCCGTTCTGCACATATCCGGTTAATATTGTTGCCTGACTTTTGGCATCGGTACGCAAAATAACATTTTCGTTGAATTTATAATACTTGCCCTGCCGCACTTCACTGGGATCCAACATTTTATAGTTGATTTCCTCCTCATACTGTTTCAATATGTATAGTGCGGTATCAATGTAAAATGATATATTCTGCATTTCACTGTTTGCATAACTACTTTTTTCATAGTCGTTTATCTGGTTCGGCTTTATGCCAAACGCACCGGCTATTTGCAGGGCGGTGTATTTCTTTAACTCGAAAAACTGACTTTCTGTTAATTTGATGTTTAGCGGCTCTAATTTCATCCCGATCGGGATCGGTATGAATTTACCGGCATTGTTGGCTCCGTTTGCATAGCTTTCTAACTTTGCTATCAACTGCCGTTCCAGTTTCGGGGATAAGTCACCGGTGTATTGTAACGCCGCTCTTGCCGTCAAGCCGCCCTTGTAAAGATTATTCATGAATGTTTGACTTTGCAGACCGCCTTCAATGGTGGCCTTTAAAATGTCCCTTACCGGTGCGCCGCTTAACCCGTCAAACGTCATTGACGTTTTAAAGTGCATAACGTCCGATGATGGGAATACATGGCTTTCACCGCTATATTTATCCTGATACCAATAGTAAATATCGCCTGCGGCTCCAAACACGCCCTTGTCGTCAATTACAATCGTTACATCTTCCGAAGGCATGATCCATAAGTCTGTTATACTTAATTCGCCGCCGTACTTCTTTCTTTCAAACTGCCTCCGGATCCACACGTAAGCATTGCCGTAATGGTTCCGGTTATTCTCTACCGTACCCCAAAAAATCGTAGGTGTCATTTGTGGGTTAGGTCTTGTTTTCAATAGGTCATATGCTGCGTTTGGTTCTGCCCTCTCGGTTCCCCTGTCTGTCTGCTGATAAAATTTGATCGGCATTTTCCCTAATGTTTCCGATAACATTTTTAGGCAGGTGAAATAAGTCACCTCGCTGATTAGTTTTTTCGGTGTTCCCGATATTCCCAACCATTCAAGTAGCCTTTCATCGTCTAGATCTGCCGCCGGTCTTGCACTCCGGTATGTCATCATGTTTTTTAATCTTTCAAATATGTTCAATTTTCATCATCACCTGCCTCCTCTGAAAACATTTTTAAATACGCCTCTACACTTTCGTTTGTGGTTATTTCTTCCACCTCTACACCCATCGCTATCTTGTGTGCGCATATAGCGGCATCACATGGATCGATCCTATCCTTCTGTGACATTTTATCTATTTTTATTTCCCCGAAACTATTCGGGGCGGACAGAATGGCATCATTCATTGAACGTGTCAATAGCCTGTTTTTCTCATTATACTCAATGTTATGCGCTTTCACTTCAAGCCGGAAATCTTCCGTTGCATCGTTTAGACTTCTTGCGGACTGCTTTATTTCTATCAAGTCGCATCCGAAATCTTCAAGATCTGCTAAGAATGCGCTTGCATTGTGCGGATCATAACCGATTGCCGTTAAATCAATATCGTAGGTATCTATGATATGGTGCAGGTGTGCCAATATGGTTTTGTAATCCGTTTTGATTCCACCTGCTGCCGTTGTGGCTGTTAATAGCTTTTCCCTCTCCCAAATGACATACGGCGCATTGTCCTCCTTATCCATATGTTCCTGCATCCGCCGTTTAGGTATGAACGAATGGGAATAAATATAATATTTCTTGTCGCCGGTTTTCGGATCCTCATAAGGAAATTCTAGTACAAGTGAGGTCAGATCACCGCCGCTTGATAAATCCAAACCGCAAATTGCCTTCTTTTTTCTGAAATCTTCCAGCGTCTTGCTGCCTGCGCACTTTTCCCACTCTGCCAGATCAATAAATGCAGTTTCTGAATTTGTCACCCATATATTTAATGATTTGGTCAGGAAATCTCTTAATTCCTCGCCACCCATTGATTTGGCTTTCTTTGCATCCTCCTGCATTTGTGGAACCAAGTCCGGATCATTTCCGGTCAGTGGGCAGCACTTGATCCAGTTTGCCGGATCCCATATATCATCACCCTGATCCATTTGGGAGATATAAATAAATTGCCGGTCGTTTACGTCTATTCCACGTAAAACTCTCCGGCAATATTTGAATAATTCATAACAGGGTGCATTAAGATTAAACCCTGCGGTTGTTATGACGGATACTAATGATTGTTTTAACTTTCTGGTGCCACCTTTCAGCAGCTTATACATTTGGTTATCTTTGTGGGCGTGGTATTCGTCCACAATGCCTAAATACGGTCGAAAACCGTCTATTGACTTCGTGTCACGCCCCAACGCACGAATAACCGTATTCGTAATGTTTCCGGTTATCTCGCTTTTGTAGTCCTTTATGGTAAAAAGTTCTTGCAGGTCTGTATCTGCATTGATGAATTTTGAAATTTCATTTAATACAATCCTCGCCTGATCCGACTTTGTGGCAGTACAATAAACCTGACCGTAATTGTAATTATCAAAGTTGCTGCACTTAATGCCTAATATGGCGTTTAATACGCTTTTCCCCTGCTGCCTTGCTATCTGCACATAACTATCTGTAAACCGGCGTTTCCCTGTTTCCTTATGTACCCACCCGAAAAGGGAACCTAAAATAAATTCTTGGAAACCGGCGCATGTGAATATTTCGTCACCCTCGCCTTCTGCTATAGTTAGCTTATTGGCAAGTTCTACAATATCCTCCGCCTTTTCCGGTATGAAACTATACGGAAACTTAGGATCGTTCTTCTCTGACCGTTTGAGGTCATTTAAGTGTCGTTTAAATGCAAGTCTTGCATCTTCTCCAAATTCTTTTTTATTCTTTATGTTTGTTTCTGCAAACTGTGATATCCGATCCTGCGTTTTGATTATATTGTTGCTCATAAACCTTTACGCATGTTTCATAAATTTATTGCCTGGCTTTTCTTCTTTTTCTTTCGGTATCACTAATCTGCACCTGCTTGAAATCGTCAAGCCTAATTCTTTGGCGTTTTCGTTGCAGGCTTTCATAAGTCTATTTTGAATTTTGGATAAGTAGTCATATTGTGCGTACTGCTCGGCAAGCTGTGCATCTTCCGGTACTATGCTTTTTTTATCTGGCAGGAATTTGATTTTTGACAACTGCTTTGTAACTTTTATATATTCCGTTTCGGCTCTGATGTATCTTGCCAGTATGTCACAATCTAAATTTGACATTATTTTTATTTCAACTAACTGTTTTGCTATTTCTTCAAACTTTTCACGCTCTTTTTTTAATAAAAAAGCGGGTGATTTTATATTGTCTGAAGGTGCTGTTACCTCTGTGTTTTTACGATCGTCATATTCCTGTTTCGTCAAGTGTTTGCGCCCTTTGGCGGCAATCAGGTCAATCGGTTCTCTTGGTCTTGCCATCTGCCAAATCCCCCCTTTCTAAAAAAGTTCATTTAGGGAGTTTTTGCGAGGATTTGGGGGGGCTGCGGTCTTGGGGTTTTTGCTTTGGAACTTTTTCGCACCCCCTCCCCTGCCGCATCCGCCTACCCCATACGCCGCCTATACTGCGCCATGCACTCCCTTAGTGACTGCTGCATCTGTGCCTTGCCTGCCTCGTCCTTGTATGCCCTGCTTACTGTGCTGTGTGTTGCCTCTGATATGCTTATGAGGTTGTCAAGGACAAGCCGCTTTGAGTAATCCTCCGACAACTCAATGATATGGTGTACTGTATCAGCAGGCACTACCACGCCCTGCGTGATGTATAAATATATATCTATATTGATATCTCTCGCTAACGCTCTTGCCCTTGCTGCTCTCCATGCAGCACTATTGTAAAACGCCTTTGCTTTCTGGTTTCTGCAATGTGCATCATATTCTTTATGCCGTTCCTTATTTTCTGCGGTCTTTGTTGTTGTATGTAATTTACAATATCTTTCGCCCTGCGGAATTAATTTATTGCAGCCGTTTCTATTGCAATATTTCATTAACGCCATTTATACACCTCCACACAAAAAAAGTGCGGCTATTTTCTTAC